TTCATAATGTATGGAATAGTAAAGGAAAGGTTAATTTATCATTAACTGTTGCATATATACAATCATCTTTCTTTAATTAATGCTAATAAATCCGTCTTTTATATAGTTATTAATAGCATTGATGGTGCTAACTGCGCCTGTAACACTATTTGCACCTATTCCTAACAAAGTCTTTAAATTTACTCCATTTGGAAATGTGGCTAGTAGAGTACCATTAGCAAGGCCATCAGGAATTGCTAAAGTTAAATGAGCAAATACTATATCATTATTGTATATGCAATATGCGCCGCCAAGTTTGTTGTGACTGTTTATGGCATGCCAACGGCAACAGAATAAGGCAAGTAATAGCACTTTAGATGGAATGAGGAATAAAAAAGGCTCAGATCGAGCAGATTGTGAACCAGATAAGCGAGAGAGCAAATCTTGTAAGACAGCTGTATCCTCATCTTATCCGGCATACCACAGCCACAATGTCTCTTGAGCGTGGTATGGATGTTACGGAATTGCAAAAGATGTTAGGACATGAAAAATTAGACACGACTATGATTTATGCGAAGGTATCGCAAGAATCATTGAAATACAGTCACCACAGATACGTGGTGTGAAAGGAGAACATATGGAAATTAAAGGAATTGACGTATCATCTTATCAAGGAAACCCAGATTGGGCGAAAGTATCGAATTCTGGAACTAAGTTTGCAATTTTGAGAATCCATCAGAAATCTGGAATTGACGAATCATTCGAACACAACTACAAGGGCTGTAAATCCAATGGAATTCTTATTGGTGGATATAAGTACAGTTATGCCCTAACACCTGCACAGGCAGTTGATGAAGCAGAAGTGGTTATCGCAGTTCTGGCAGGACGTGGATTGGATTTCCCAATATTCTATGACCTTGAATGGAGTCAGCAGAGAAGTCTTGGGAAACAGGCTGTCGAGAATATTGCAGTAGCGTTTCTGACCAGAATCAAGAAAGCCGGTTATAAGGTTGGCATTTATTGCAATCTTGATTGGTACAATAACGTTCTGTCAGATGCTTTGAAACAGTATGATTGTTGGATCGCTCGTTATCCGGCAAGTGACAACGGTTCTGTACAGGAAAGATTGCGTCCGAATGTCGGTATAGGCTGGCAGTATTCCAGTAAAGGAAAAGTCTCAGGAATCAGTGGAAATGTTGATATGGATGTATTCTATACAGATTATCGGACGGAACAGAAAGGAGAAGCAACAGTGAGTAAAACAAAATTACAAAAATTCACAGAACTCGGTGATTATTACGCAAACAATGGCGGCAATAAACCGTATCTGGAAAAACGCACAAACGCTTATCTTGATGATTTCCAGAAAAATGCCGGATACAATAACTACACCAAATTTGCCCGTGATGTAAATTCTTGGGGACAGCCGGGATGTCAGGCTCAGCCATGGTGCGCGGAGTACCAATTCTGGAAGCTGGTTAATGTTCTGGGAATCACAAGAGCATTGCAGATTATGGGTGGCGGATTTTATAATTGCGTATCCATCACTAATCATGCCAAAGCTAATGGAACATGGCACAAATCACCAAAAGTAGGTGCGTTGATTATATTCCGCAACGGTTCCCATGTTGGCTCTGTCCGCAGCTTCAATGGTAGTGTTGTATATACCAATGAAGGTAACACATCCAGCGCGGAAGGTGTTGTTGCCAATGGCGGTGCGTGTCGAAATAAACAGTACAAGCTTACAGATTCCGCTATTGACGGTTATGTTTGGATTGACTGGGGAGAAGAGAAAACTGTTGTAGAAACATGGAAAGCAACCGGTACAGCCACATCAACAGTAGACGATTTATATGTTCGTGAGACACCTAATGGATATGTTCTCGGACAGATTAACAAGGGAAATCGCGTAGAAATTAACGGTGAGAAATCCGGTATGTGGACGAAAGTTAAAGTTGCCGGAATTGGCATCGGATGGGCGGCAACTAAGTATTTACAAGTTGACGGAGTAAAAAACACAACCACAACGATTTCTAAAAAGCAAGATAAGACGCAGAGATTGTACACTGGACAGGTTACAGCTTCCAGCCTGAACGTCCGCACATGGGCTGGAGCAGAATATCCGAACATCAAAAAATATCCGACATTGAACAAAGGAAACAAGGTTGATGTTATGAACTTCACTCAGAAAGCCAAAGACGGAAGTTTCTGGTATTACATCCGTATTGCCGGAAAATATTTCGGATTTGCTTCTGCAAAATACATCAAAAAGGTATAAAACTTAAGCCCCTTGGAGGTTACTCCTTGGGGCTGTTTTTTACATATTGTATCAAATTCGTGTTGCATTTCGTGTTGCATAGTTCTTCTTTTTTATGCCCAAAATGGCAAAATAACATATTTTATGAGCTAATTTGAAATTGCCGAAACCATTGAAAACACTACGTTCTTTGCGAGAACCAGTGAATACAAGATTTTCATAAAAATGCGGATGACAGGACTTGAACCTGCAAGAAAAATCCTAATATACGCTATTTTTCAGCACTTTCTTTTTTTGTGTTGCATTTCGTGTTGCATAGCTTTGAAAAATAATCATTCCCAATTTCATTCATCTCTTTTTCTCGATCAACCAGAACGTGCCGATATACATTTTTTAATGTGGTATCATCCTCCCAACCGCCACGCTGCATAATATATACATCTGGAATTCCAAGAGTATGCAATTCAGATGCGCAATAATGACGCAAATCATGGAATCGAAAATGATGAATCTGATTATCCTCTAAAACATCAGCGAATCTATTAGATATTTGTGCCGGATTTAAATTTGTTATTTTTCCATGTATACCTTTAAGTTTTTCTGCAACGAAATCCGGAAATGGAATAAAACGATCGCCAGCAAAAGATTTTGGTCTTTTGATAACCCAACCATGAGAATCGTTCATAACCATTGCATATTCGACATGTACCACATTTTGGCTGATATGATCAGAATTAAGCGCACAGATTTCTGACCGCCTCATCGGACCGAACGCTGCCAGAAGAACAGGTATCTCTAATTCACTACCTACAGTACATTCAATTACCTTTTTGACTTCGGCAGATGTAGGTACATAGATTTTCGGTCTTACCTTTTTAGGTAAGGAAGTTCTTAAGATGAAATCCGAACGATAAGTCTTCAAGACAGTAGAAAGAAAGCCATGCATATTGTACACAGTTTTTGGCGAATGAGTAAGTGCTTCACGATTCATTTCAGCTTGAACATCCTCTTGAGTGATTTCCATTATATTTAATGACATAAGTTTAGCCATGTCTCTTTTGACAGATCGCTTATATTCTCTAATAGTTCCAGGGGATAAAACACCTGTTCTGCTTTCTATGTATTTATTACATGCCTCTTTTAATGTCATATCTTCTGGTGGAACATATCGCGCAGTCAATACTTCACTTTCTTTTTTTGCTGCCCATTCGGCAGCCATTTGCTCACAGATTCGCTTCCCTTTTTTGCTAGGATCTGAACATGTAAAAGATTTATAAACCCTTTTCTTTTTGATAGTCCCGTCTGATAACGGGATTTCTTCGATGTGACTGAATACCTGACATCTCCATGAGCCAGATGGCAGTTTTTTTGCAGTTGCCATTTCTTTTCCTCCTTATTAACCGAACAAACTTTCTGACTTGTCCGAACACACCGAAGATGATACAATATGACTTGTCAGGCGATACGTTTCACTTCGTTATGCTTTGCGGAACGTAAAAATATTTTTCTTTTTTTTAAAAACCGGTTCCCGTTGGTAGCAGGAGCCGGTTCTTTTTATAAAAGTTCTGATTTTTTCTGGTCAAATTCTTCTTGAGTAATAATACCGCTATCTAAAAGCTCTTTGTAATCCTTCAGTAGTTCAACGGATGTTTTCTGATTTCGAACATTTTCAACAGCATCAGAGCTTTTGGAAATATTGAAACTCTTTAACTGCATATCTATATTTGAACTACAGCGGAATCCAATAATATTTATTTGATTGGTTTCGATATTCCGCATTTTCATAGATGCATAAGAATCCACTTCAATGTTATCACTTGTTGTGGTAGCAGTTCCAGTAGTAGTGGAATTATTCTTTCCTTTAGTTTTCTTTCCGGTTCCAACAGCTGCACCGACAGCTGCACCGACAACAGGGTTTCCAAGCGTGACAGCTGTAGCAGCCGTACCAATAACAGCACCAGCTAATCTTCCTTTTCGTTTTGTTTTTTCTTTACTTTTCCCTTTAGTGTGAGATGTTGTAGTTGTCTTTTCTACTGTTCTGTATTCCGACCCGTTCCATTCATAGTCGAAAAGTTCATATTTGGTTGGAGCATCTGACACTGTAACAGATCCATCTTTCCATTGCTTCAAATCAAATCTTGTGTGTTTGGAACCAAGCTCAAAATCCTCCTTACCGGATATAACTCTCAGATTCAATACTCGAACAGGTTTTTCTACAACCGCCGGCTGGGTTGCTACGGAATTATTTGATATTGCAGGTTTTTGAACCTTATTTTTAATAGACAGCAAAAGTGCAAAAATAAGATACAAAACAGCAATTCCAAATGTCTCAAGTACAACAACGACCATAATATTGTCCGATGAAAGATCGTTTGAACTCATCAAAGCCACAATCATCAGCACAATGAATGCAGTCCAAATAATCATCAACACATTTCGTATCTTTTTCATAGTTTCCCCCTTTGACACGATTACTCAAAATTTTCGATATAATTCTTATATAGATTCCTTATTTTTGCAGCCTCCCTCTGCCTGATCGGAACGATATCCCCTGATATCATTTCGAAATGATCTGACGCATCTTTGATTTCATCCATGTTTACGATGTAGCTCTGATGACAACGGAGAAATCTTCCGTCAAGGCGAGGCTCTATATCTGACAGCTTTCCACGTACTACATGTATGATACCGCAGGTACAGTGGACAAGAATTGATTTATTTCGGCTTTCTATGTATTCGATGTGACGGAATTCTACCCGATGGAAGTGATCTCGGTTTTTGATAGTCAAGGCTTTCTCACGGATATCTTCCAATGTGTGTGCTACGACAGAATACATGCGTCCATGCTCAGAGCCTTTGATGATGTAATGCACTGGCAAGACGTCCAATGCGTCAAATACATAGTTTTTGTATGCTGTCCAGAAGGCAATGTTGCCATTATATCCATTTTTCCTGAGCTGTCTTGCAACATTTATGCCATTCTCATTATCAAGGACCACATCCAACACGACTATATCGTACCATTGACCGTCTGCTATATCATCAATCAGCGGCTTTCCACTACTATAAGTGTTTAGCGTGTAACTCTTGTCTCCGCGCTTTTTCAAAAACTCATCAATATGAGCCTTAAAAAAATCAATCTGTAAAGAATTATCGTCACAAATCGCAATTTTCATGCAAATCAGTCCTTTAAATTGTCATTTTCGCCATTTGCGTTAAATAAGAATTCTATATGTTATAGTTGATTATAGCATCATGCAATATAGTTGTAAATAGACGTTTGTAGGTGATTTTAGAATGAAAAGAGTCAAAAAAGTACTAATTTTGATATCGGTTATAGTTTTTGTCAATTATATAATCCATCTTCCAATGTGCGTGGATGATTATGTACACAAGGATTCTGACATATACTCTGCTCAACACATGTGCAGGCATTCGACCTTGACCAGGAACGCGAAGGGAATTTTGAAAACAGACGGTATTATAGAAACAATAAAAATTCCACTCAAAGCGAACTTCCTTTTTGCAAAAGTAAAAATTATATTCGATATTACGAATGTTCCGGTCTATCATTGGCAACTAGCGAGGGGTGATTTGTCCGCCGATGCCACTTTATCGTACCAAAGATAATGCAATGTAAAAGAGAGCAAGTGTTTTTGTGCGGTAGGAGGTATAATATGGATTACAAGAAAGAAATTATTGAAATGATAGAGAATACTGAAAATGAGGGCAAATTAAAATTTGTCTATACAATTCTTATTAAATATCTAAAATCAAAGAAGCAAGGGGATTAACCCTTGCTCCTTTTGTTTAGTGATGAAACTATTTGTTTTATTGCTTTCTTATCTTCTTTATCGAGTGCTTTGTATTCCTCGATAAAATCTAAGATGTCAGGTTCCGACATAAGATTTCCAATTATGGTTGCATAATCGTCATCGCTTTTAGAACCCATGAGGTATGTTGGTGTTACTTCCAGAACACCGCATAGAAGTTCAATAGTGTCCATATCTGGCTTACACTTATCTTTTTCCCAGTCACTAATTGAATTGTGCTTTGCATTGATTTTTTCTGCAAGTTGTTTCTGGGTCAGCTTCTTTGCCGTTCTGGCTTGTTTGATTTTCTCACCAAATGTCATTATCGTTTCCTCCCTTCATAGCTAATAATAATATAGAAATTTCGAACTGTCAATAAAATAATTTCGATTTCCTCGAAATTTCTTCTTGACATTCGAGTAATTCGAAGTTATACTGTAATTGTTCGATAGGAACGAAATTAAATAGAAAGGAGAAATGAAGAATGTGCGTTGGTAAAAAGATTAAGTCGTACCTTGAAAACAACGGTATAACGCAGACATTTGTCGCCAACAAAACTGGCATTCCTGTTCAGAAACTCAATCTTTCTCTCAATGGAAATCGCAGATTAGATTTCGATGAATACGAATTAATTTGTGGGGCGTTATCTGTTGGAACAGACAAGTTTCTTGAACCAAAGTTACCGGAATAGAAAGGAGCAAATTTTATGAGTAAAAAGAAGAAAAAGGAAAAGGCTTCTAAGATGGTGCGAACATCAAAGAAACCTATTTCCTTAACATGTTTGATTAATAAGAAGCCTATTTGCCGGATGGATATTTTTCGTTGAATGCTTCTAATGCGGATTCATAAGCATTTATGTATTCTTCGAAATAATCGATGGTTACATGAGTTTTGCCAGCATCAACTTGAGATTGACGTTTTAAATGGCAAACATCAGTGCAAACTGCAATGGCTAAATCATGTGCGCGTTTTTCATTATCCGTCATTATTACACCTCCTTTCCAAAGGAGAGTATAACACGAAATTCAAAAGACGAAACAAAGAAACTGTGCATTCACAGTAATTAAGGAGGATAAAGAAAATGAAGAAATTTGAATTAACATCAGAAACCAAAATTAACATTTTCGGAAAGAAACTTTTCCGAATCAAAGCACTCATTTCATTTGGGAATGTAGAAGCCGGAGAAACTGGCGGATGGGTAGAAAAAGAAGGAAATGTAAACCAGTCCGGCAATGCATGGGTGTCCGGCAATGCAATGGTGTTCGGCGATGTAGAGGTGTCCGGCAATGCATGGGTGTCCGGCAATGCAATGGTGTTCGGCGATGTAGAGGTGTCCGGCAATGCAAGGGTGTCCGGCAATGCAAGGGTGTCCGGCAATGCAGAGGTGTCCGGCAATGCAAGGGTGTTCGGCAATGCAAGGGTGTCCGGCAATGCAGAGGTGTCCGGCAATGCAAGGGTGTTCGGCGATGCAGAGGTGTCCGGCAATGCAAGGGTGTCCGGCGATGCAGATTACACAATTATTCATGGATTTGGTACTCAATTCCGTACCACTACGTTTTTTAGATGCAAAGATAAAAAGGTCAGAGTTGCATGCGGATGTTTCTTTGGGACTATTCCGGAATTCCGCAAGCAGGTAAAAAATACCAGAAAAGGGAGAATTGCAGAAGAATATCTAATGATTGCTGACCTTATGGAAAAACATTTTGAAAAATAAAGTGCTCCGAAGGAGAGCTGAAACCTCTCGCCTCGGAGCTGTAAACCACTAATCACGCTAGCGGATTACAGGATAATCATATCATTTCTTCCTGTATTTCGCAAGAGAACAGGAGGATTTTTTATGAAGAAAACCGAGGATAAAAAAGTTACAAATTTTGAAGAGTTCGAAACTTTCTATGCAGTTGAAGTTGTAAGAGATGCGAAAAAGCAGACTCACAAATGGTTCTGCGCATGGATTGTAACCATGATAGCATTAATTTTTTCAAACGCTGCATGGATGTTTATCAAGTAAGAAAGGAGGAAAGACTGTGGCAATCAGATATACCGCAGAGCAAAAGAAATACATCCTTTTAAAAGGCAATATTGCAAAAAGGATGGAGGCCGAGCGAGTAAGTGATGCACAGATGGCAGCAATTACCGGAATGGCAGAAAACACTTTCCGTAAAAAGCGAAATAAGCCAGAAACATTCACGTATCCGGAACTGCGGCATATTTTTATTCGATTGAACTTCCCTAACGAGGAAATATTGGAGGCTTTGACATGAAAGATTGGATAGACTCCATTCTGATTGGAGGGATAGCAACGTATCTTCCGTTCTGGACCTGGGACAACAGCCGTGACCAGATCATGGGAGCGTTGGGACTGATCGGAGCTGTGTACATAGCAAGGACGTGGAAAGAATGGACATGCTAGACATGCCAACTAAAAAAGGATCCTCAGAGCTGCAACTCAAATAAGGATCCAAGACAATATATCTCTTCTTCATTGTAGAAGGAAAGAAACCAAAAGTCAATACAAGGAGGAAATTATGAACGAAGAGAAAATCAGAGAAATATTTGATTTGTGTCTGAGAGTTTCAAGTGAAACAACGGCGCATGTGAATTTTGACTATACGGCGTGTGACGACATATCCAGAGTTTATATTTATGTATTTAATGATGCAGGGGAGATCGTAAAGCATTTTTCATTGTGCCAGTTTTACGACTTTGAGTCCGAATCTCAGAATTACGAAAATGCAAAGAAATATCTTCTGGAACTGCTTATCAATGGGAGGTGTCCGTTAAATGAATCTTGAAGAATTAAGGCTTCTTCCAAAATGGGATATGGTACTTGCAGTGAATGTCCTCTTGGAGGAACTGAACAAGCGAAATGTGCCTATTGTTGATTGGGAAAATCCAGATATGTTTGTGGATCATCTCGAATATCACGCCGCTGATTCTATTCAGAACGGTAAGACGGTTCCGGGCATAGGTGATAAGTCAGACGCAATCTATTGTTTTTTTAAGCAGTTAAAGGAGCCAGTCTATGAACGAAAGAATACAGGAAGTCTTGAGACTGATTGATGTTCAGCTCGCACTTGCTCCAGACAATCCAATAGAGGAACAGTACAAGGCAAGGACGTTGGCGAGTTACACGCAAGCACTAAATGGGCTTTTAGCGGCTCAGAAAGCATATAAGGAGGAAAGCAATGAGTGATTTTGAAATCCGTATTCCGGCGAGAAAGAAACAGCCTGCAACTGATAAGGATAACCCGGTTGTGAAAGTTTCGCCGGACGCATACAACGCGCTGGTTGAAATCTACAATGAATCAACCTTATCAATGAAAGATATTGCAAGCTTGCTGATCGTTGAGGGCAGTAAGCATGTGATTTATGACAAGGAGGAATAACAATGGCAACACCAGTATTGATTATTGGAAAATCTGGTTCCGGCAAGAGTACCAGTCTTAGAAACTGCCAGAATGAACACTGGAATCTTATTAGAGTATTAAATAAGCCGCTTCCGTTCAAAGGAAAAATTGACGGATGGTTTACAGATGATTACCAACAGGTAATGAAGTGCCTGATCGCATCAAAAGCGGAGTCAATTGTGATTGATGATGCAGGTTATCTTATTACGAATCATTTCATGAAAGGACACGCTTCTGCTGGAAAAGGCAATGCGGTGTTTGCTCTGTACAATGATATTGGAGACTATTTCTGGAATCTTATCCAGTTCATTGTAACAAAAGTACCGCAGAATAAAATTGTTTACCTTATGATGCATGAAGAAAAAGATGATTCCGGGGAAGTAAAGCCTAAGACAATTGGTAAGCTTCTGGACGAAAAGGTTTGTATCGAAGGCATGTTTACTATCGTTCTTCGCTGTATTGAAGAGAGCGGAAAACACTTATTTGTCACTCAGTCCAGTCAGGGAGCGGTAAGCAAGTCCCCGATTGGGATGTTTGACAGTTTGACTATTGATAACGACCTTTCAGAGGTGGATAAGGTTATCAGAGATTATTATGAATTAGGAGGAACAGACAATGCAGAAACCAAATAATTATGACACAACACAGGCAGCAGGAGAATTTGAACCAATTAAGCTCGGTGGTCACAAGATGGTAATTAAGCAGGTATCAGAGCGTCAGTCTCAGGGCGGACTGAATATGATTGTTATCTTGTTTGATTTTGCAGACGGAGACGAGCAGGCAGGTTACTTTATGAAGCAGTTTGAGAACGATATTCGTCCAGACAAGAAATACCCGAATGCCGGTACTAACTATATGATTATTGATGAAAACGTTGATTATGGCGTTCGCAATCTCAAGACTTTTATTACTTGCGTGGAAAAATCCAACCCTGGATTTGCAGTTAAATGGGGTGACAATTTCGGGCAGCAGTTCAAGAGTAAACTGATCGGCGGTGTCTTTGGGGTTGAAAAAGACTGGTACGATAATAGAGAAATTAATCGTCACAAGCTTGCCCGATTCCGCAGTATTGAAGGAATAAATGATGCTGATATTCCAAAAGAGCGTACTACAAAGGCCTATGATGATCATCTAAAGGAAGAAACTATCATGGGGGCGAGTCCAGCAGGAACTGATTTTATGAGTATTCCGGATAGTGTACAGGAAGAGCTCCCATTCAATTAAAAGGATGTGTTTTTAATGGTTATACAGACAGACACAAGAGAACATAAAAAGGAATGGGAACGGATTCAAAAGCAGTTTGACAGTCTTGGAGTACAGTATTTCCGATCGAAGTTATACTGCGGAGATTATCAGTCGTTAGACAACGCAAAACTCTGTATTGACCGTAAAAAGGATTTACAAGAGCTTTGTGGAAATGTCTGCCAGCAGCATGAAAGATTCAAGGCAGAGCTTATCAGAGCGCTTGACGCAGGTATTCAGCTTATTATCCTATGCGAACACGGACCAGATATCAAATCAATTGGTGATGTGTATTTTTGGGAGAATCCAAGAAAACACAAAGTCATATGGAAGACGGTAAACGGTAAGAGAGTAAAGACTGTAATTTCCGATAAGGCTGTTGATGGCTGCCAGTTATATAAATCTCTATGCACGATCAGAGATAAATACGGTGTTCGATTTGAATTCTGTACAAAAGAAGAGACTGGACGGCGAATCGTGGAGTTGCTGTCATGACAAAGGATGAAATCAAGCAATCAGTGAAAATGTCTGAGATTCTTTCCAGATATGGACTAAAACCAAATAGAGCTGGTTTTATCTGTTGCCCTTTTCACAAGGAAAAGTCAGCATCCTGTAAAATCTACGATGATTCGTTTTACTGCTTCGGCTGTGGAACCGGTGGCGATGTGTTTGATTTCGTGATGCAATACGAATCTGTCCCTTTTAGTACTGCATTTATCGAGTTGGGTGGTACTTATATCTCTAAAAAAGGTAAAAGTCGTAACCAGATCAGACATGAAATGCGGGATATTAAAACAAAAAAGTACAATCCCGCTCAGGTCCCAAACGAGCTTGAGCAGGTAGAAAAGAACATACTTATGTACGAAACAGCGCTAAAAACGTTCCCTCCCGATTCAGAAGATTGGTATATGTGCCAGTTTAATCTCGAGAAAGAAAAAAGCAGACATGAATTACTGTCTGTTAAGTCAGGAGGTAAGGAAAATTCTTGAAAATATTGGAAATTTACAAGCGCAAGACTTTATGGAAAAGCAGTTGTATGAAGAACTTTTTTCAGTAAAAAGTAAAATCGACCGCTCAGAAATCAAATTCAAACTGATGGACCGGGCAAAAAGTGTGAAAACGAAACATATAGCAGAAGAGTTCATAAAGGAATTTCAAAAAGCAGAGCAGGAAAAGGAAAAAGAAGAAAAAGCAAATCGTTCTATGCAGTTAGTTGAAAATATCACGAACTTCTATCCCGATTCTGTTGATAAGGAATATCCTAACATGGCTTGTGGCAGCTGGATAGCTACAGAGAACGGAATTTTTTCTTCCGAAACATCTAAGGCAAGAGAACTTGTATGCCACCACCCGATCATGCCGATACGTCGACTAAAAAACATTGAAACAGGTGAAGAACAGATCACAGTGGCTTTTAAAAGGGATGGATATTGGACAGAAATAACTGTTCCAAAAATTGACATTGTGACTTCCAGAGCAATAACTAATCTTGCAAGGTTCGGGGTGCAGGTCAATTCAGAGAACGCAAGGCTCCTTGTAAAGTATCTGGCAGATGTTGAAATGTACAATGCCGATATGATCGACATACAGCACTCCACAAGCAAGTTAGGGTGGCATGGCAATGTATTTGTGCCTTACGACCTTTCAATCGTTTTTGATGGCGAATACCGCTTTAAAACACTATTTCAGAGCATACAGGAAAGTGGAGATTACTTTAAGTGGGTGACTCTGGCTAAGCAGCTACGGTCGTGTGGACGATTAGAACCACGGATAGCACTTGCAGCATCTTTTGCAAGTGTTCTTATACAGCCGCTTGATGTGCTACCGTTCATCGTAGACTTTTACGGGCAGACAGGCGGTGGAAAGACGGTAACGATCAATATAGCGGCATCGGTTTGGGGAAATCCGGCGCCGGGAGCTTACGTTGGAAATTTTCGATCAACAGATACGTCATTGGAGACAAGGGCAGACATGCTTAATAACTTTCCGATGATCCTCGATGACTCAAAAAATGCTTCTCAATATATCCGGGACAACTACGAAACATTAATTTACAATCTCTGTTCCGGTAAAGGGAAAGCACGTTCAAATAAAGACCTCGGAGCAGCTAAGGAAAATACATGGAGTAATGTGACTATTTGCAATGGTGAGAATCCTATTTCGGAGTTTGCAGATTCTGGAGGAGCAATCAACAGAATTATTGAGATTGAGTGTTGCGAGGATATTTATGAGAATCCGGCAGAGATCAACAGCGTTGTCGCGAAGAACTACGGCTTTGCAGGAAGAGTATTTGTCGGGAATCTCAAACAGTTCGCACCAGACGACTTAAAAGAAATGAAGTCTAAGATTGAAAAAGGTTTTGACGGATATGACTTTCCAGCAAAACAGGTCATGGCCATATCTACGCTTCTGCTGGCTGACAAATTAGCTACAGATTTCATATTCAAGGATGGGCGTGAGCTGACGGTTAAGGACGTTGTGGACATACCTACACGTAAAAAAGACGTATCTGAGGGACAGAGGTGTTATGAATTCATTCTTGAAAGTCTTTCCGTGTACGGGCAGCACTTTGATACACAATTCAGTTGTGATCAGTGGGGATTCAAGGAAAAGCCAGATGAGTATGGAGATGTATATATATACTTCTATCCAAAGCCCCTTGAAAACCTTTTGAAGAGCAATGGATTCTCCAGAAAAGCCTTCTCAGCCTGGGCGATTAATCGAGAATTAATCAAACACACAGGAAAAAGAGATACGATATTAAAAAGAGACGGGGGAAGCGTGATGAGGCTTATTGCAGTAAAAATCGTTGATATAAAAAGTCTCGAAAATGAACAAGAAAATGAGGTTATTGAAACTGGTTTTCTGCCAACTAATGCCGAAACAAATGTTCCATTTTCATAATTTGTAACCATGTAACCGTTGTAACACGAAAAAAAACGTCCTATAGGAGAAAGTTTGAGAGTGTATAAAAAACATATGCTCTAGTGATTCTCCTATACAAAAACCTTGGTTACATTGGTTACACGGTTACATACCTCTGAAACCCGCATAAAATAAGGGTTTTTGGCGTAACCAATAGGTTGAAAAAGTCGGTTACACATGGGTTACAAAATTAAAAAGTATATACAATTAGATTTATTATAACAAAATTAATTGAATATTGCAAAAATATTTAGTTGACATAATTATTATAAGGAGTGGTTACAAAATGAAAAAAGACGATCTCAATAAAAAGCAGAGATATGCATTAGACACGATGCTGTCTGGTAGTAATGTTTTTCTGACAGGTGATGCAGGAACAGGCAAGACAACGGTTATTCAGACATTCATTGATGAGGCGGAAAAAGCTGGTAAAAGTGTTCTGGTATCTGCTACTACTGGAATAGCTGCGGACAATATCGGATACGGGGCGACTACCGTACATCGTGCATTGAATATCTCAATCAAATTTGAGGATTACAAGAAAAAAGTGAAATCCAGAGCTGAACTGTTGAAGGAAGCGGATATTCTTATTATTGACGAGATCAGCATGTGCCGATTTGATTTATTTAACATGATTGCAAAGACAATTATCACGGAGAATGAAGAGAGAGCCGTTGACAGACTTTTGAGCGGAGAGGATAAAGAAGACGTTCAACTGATCGTAATTGGGGATTTTTACCAGCTTCCACCGGTTATCACAACAGATGACCGTAAAATTCTCTGCCGGATGTATGGATCTGATTATGGAAAGGGCGGAAAGTACGAACACGGATATGCTTTCATGTCTGAATACTGGAAAGAAATGGGGTTTGAATACATCAAACTTGATGAGGTATGCAGACAGAATGATGAGGGATTTAAATATGTTTTGAACGATATCAAATATGGCAACAATATTAGAAAATCCATTGCATATCTGGAAAATAACGAATCAGACAAGGTTATACCAGAAGCACCGTTTCTGGTCGGAACAAATGCTGAAGCTGATCGGATTAATAATACTTTTCTCGGAAAACTGGATAAAAAGACCGAAAAAGTGTTTCATGCAGCAGTTGACGGAGAATTAACGTCTGCTGATATTAAGAACATTGCATTTGCCAGAGAGGACTTAATTCTTAACATCGGTGCAAAAGTGATGATTACAGTCAATGATCTGTCTGGAAACTACGTCAATGGAACGATTGGCATCATTCAGAAAATTGTGGATAACGGAGAATTTGAAGAATCCTATCTGGTTATCAAGACTGATAAGGGTAAAACAGTTAACTTGTACAGATACAGTAAAGACATTGAGAAACAGGTTATCGAGGAATCTGAGCAGGAAAAAGACGGACAGAAGATCGTAAAAGAGAAGATTGTCCGTAAGAAAGTCGGATCATTCTCACAGTTCCCGGTAAAGCTTGCTTGGGCAATCAGTATTCATAAATCACAGGGACAGACATTTGAGAAAATCAACATTGATCCTTGTTGTTGGGATCCAGGACAGTTCTATGTGGCTGTTTCACGTGCGAAATCCGCTAATGGAATACATTTTATCAGACCGATAAAGCAAAGCTATATAAAGGCTTTTAACAAGGATAACGAGCGACTTCTTGAACGGAGTTTTGAGGTAGAAGAAGGTGCATAAGTATGAGAGTGATACACGAGCAGATACCGAACACGATAAGATTTTTGCAAATTGATTTTCCGGCACTGGTTCTCCAGACTGCCGGAATCGAAGAAAGTGATGAATACTGGGCGCAGGTGATAGAACAGACACATATTGTGTCAGAGAAGTACCAGAAAAACGGCTTCGTGGATCATATGTTGTTCGCTTACGTTGATTACCTTGAAAAAATGTACAACAAATCCAAAGAACTGAGAAAGGAGCGTGAGAAAAATGAGCAGTAAGTTAAAAGTCAAGAAAAAGACCAGATTTTCTGTTCAGACTTCTAATCAGGCGGCTTATGCGTTTGGACGGGCTATGCAGAACTGTTATAGACAGATAAAAGACGTAGAGCAGCAAGCCTACGAGGATGGATTCACTGTTGGTGAAGATTGGAGCAACACGATCAACACTGTCACAACTATGATGGCTCTGAGACGTTTATATGGCTTTTCCACGAAGCGTTTACTCACAGTCGTACAAACTGCCAATAAGTACGTTGAAATGGCAAATGAGGGCAAAATGAGCGTTCTGAGTATGATGCAGGACATTGAAGAGAACACAGATGTAAGATTTGACGAGATGAATAAGAATCTGGTTAAGAAGATGGGAGTTTGACAAGGAGCTGAATTAAATGAATAGAATTCGTACTCTGAGGGAAGCGAGCAGTATGTCTCAAAAAGAATTGGCGAGCGCAATAGGAGTGCCACAGTCTTTGGTGAGTTATTGGGAAAGAGAAAAGAGAACTCCATCAGTGGTTAACGGGCAAAAGCTCGCTGATTTTTTTGGAGTGGAAATAAAAGATATATTCGTAGAAAAGACTGCACAATAGCGTGCCAGTTGCTTACATTGGGAAAGTGAGGATGGAAAATGAGAAAGAATAATTATACTTCATTTTTTAAAATCAAGCCAAAGAAAGTAGAGAGATACATTCGTTGCAGAAAATGTGGTGGAAACATGGAATGGGTAGAATACTATCCGCCGGAAATCAAATGCCCGAAGTGCGGATATACTGAATATCCAAAACCTTATGAGCCTAACTGCAATGAGATTGAGAATTAGAAGGAGGACACAAAATGTTAATCAGAAGTCAGGATAAAAGAATGATTGTAAATTTCGAAAATATTTGCACGGTATCAGCCTTTCCTGAAAAGGATAGTGAGGATGTCTATGTCGAAGATGGCACAGGCTCACTCATGGTCGGAAGATATTCCGCAAAAGAAAAAGCCATGAAAGTATTGGATATGATCCAGGAAGCCTATGTAAATGGACATATTGATTATCAGATGCCAGAAGATAGTGAGGTGTAAGTATGAACAAGACCAATATTGGCTCTTTGAAACATGGAGATGTTTTCCAATATAAATGCGAAATGTATAGAGCTGGACATGTAATCGAAAATACAGATGGATATGTTTCTTGCACAAATATCAAAACACGCAAAGTTGAAAGGATTTACATAGATACAGAAGTGGAGGTGGAAGTATGAGCCATATCAAAGACAGATTATCGGATTATCATGATTTCATGAAGAAACTTGCGGATGGCCACCAGATGGTTTTAGCAAGTGATGTTCTGGAAATGATAGAACAGATTAAGGATGATCTGGAACAGGACGAGAAAGAAAATGGTTGGATTCCAGTCAGTGAGAGATTACCGGAAGACGGAACATATATCACTACTTTAGACGGAGAGCTTGTCGGACAGGAAGAACCATTCACGGGAATGTGCGGTATCGAAAATGGAAAATGGGATGATGAAGACTGTGTTATTGCCTGGATGCCACTTCCAGAACCATATAAGGATGACGAGCCATGATTACATTCTTATTAGGGCTTACACTTGAAATCATAGTCGGAGTGGTCGGTCTTGTATGCGTAGCGATCATGTACGACAAGCGCCACCCAGACGATTAGAAAGGAGAACGGTATGCTGACAAGGAACAAAAAGCTGAAAGACTACGGTATTCCGGCAGAGGACATTGAAAAACTGAATACGATGCTGAAAGACTTCCCGGCAGAGTACGGATACCTGCTTTCCGGTGCTGCCTTGTCAGCTTGCCCGAAGAACACGGTGATAGCGGATATGGTTATCGAAAATATCCTGTACCGGAAAAGCTATAGGAAAATCAGCAGAGAAAGATATATCCCGATGAATCCGAAGGATTTCTACGGATACAGGCGCAAGACCGTCGCTGTACTGTATGAGAGGATGAGGCTGTTGGGAGTGTGGGAGGAGGAATAAAAAATGTGTCTTGTATGGTTGGCAATTATGTTTGTTTGTTGGATTTTAGGTGCAAAAATATCAGATATTAATGTGGCAATGATAGCAATTTTCTATATTGGCGATTGCATTTCTGACCTTGCAAAAGCAATTGAGAAGAGGAGTGAAAAATGAGGTTAATTGATTTAATAGCAGCAATTGGCGGCGATCCTGAAAGTGAAGATAAAATTCAGATATGCCATCCGGGTAGAAGCTGGGAGGATTACGATACATTCAATGCCGGTTCGAAGCTGCTGAAACCATTTTATAACTTGAAAGTAAGCTGCCTTTCAGCGATAGAAACGGATGTGATTAGAGTTGACTTGGTTTTCAATGAGAAAGAGGGCGAAGTAGATGAGCAGACTGATTGATGCGGACGATTTAATTGAATATATTAAAATATGGGATATTGGAAATAGCATTAGTTCCGACCAGAAGGAATTTATTGATTGTGTTAACAAACAGCTGACGGCTTTTGATGTGGACAAGGTTGTGGAAACACTTATGAACAGGTTTCGTGTTGTTTTCAATGATAAGGACTTGGAATGGAACAGAGCTATAGATTATGCTATTAAAATCTTAGAAGGTGGTGGAGTTGAATGAGAGAAATTCTTTTCAAGGCAAAGCAGATTGATAATGGTGAATGGATAGAAGGAAGCCTCATAGATTTAGACATTGACAGCGGATATTGTTATATTGTTCAGCCGTATAAAAAAGCGAGTATATTGCCAATCATCTTTTTAATAACAGACAGAATGAAATTGGTTGATCCAGAAACCCTCTGCCAGTTCACAGGACTTTGCGACAAGAACGGGAATAAAATTTGGGAAAATGACATTTTGATGGCACACTTGGACGAATCTTACCCGGAAAATGTGACATATGAAACTGTTGAATGGAATGTTGCCGGATGGGTAGGGCGCGAAACTGATAGTATAGGCAGACAATATCTTGATAAATTCGATCTGGAACATTATGAAGTAGTTGGAAACATTTTCGACAATCCAGAATTATTACAGGAGGAATCAGATGAGTAAATCAGTATTAGTGATGAAAACGCCAGAAAATTGTGATTCATGTAGATTTGGAGAAAAGAAAAAAGTTCCAGCAGGAGAATTTATTCTTTGCAAATTGAGCCACACACTAAACGATATTGGAATGAAAAATATACCGGAATGGTGCTATCTAACTTTGCTGCCAGAAAAACTCACTTATGAAGATAGTTGCAAATATGCAAACGATGATTACCGTGATGGTTGGAACGATTGTATTGATGAGATTACAGGAGGCGAAGCAGATGATTGATCTGACGAATAAATGTGTATTAATCAGAACACATGAAGAGTATGAAAATATTCTGAAAGCAGCAAAGAGACAAGGATATAGATGGTACGGTGGAAAAGAAGCGTATCCATATCCATTTGAAGAACAGCAGATCCCGGATATATTAAAATTCTATAGCAATAAAGAACTAACAAGAAATGCCAGCCTTGCACCGGGATATGAATTAGTAGAAGTATCAGACGTAATTGAAGATGAGAAGAAGTTAAAAGATGCTATAAATCTTGTCAGAGCATTCGCTAAATACCCAGACAGAACAGCATTGACGGACTCATTTATTGAGTCCTTGAAGTTACTTGCAGATACTGTAGAAAGTCAGATGGAAGAGGTGAAGTAGATGGAGAGATTAACTGAAAGAATGGAAAATGCTCCAGACGGAGAATCAAATGTGTGGGTTAAAAACCATGATTATATAAAGGCATCAGAAAAACTTGCAGAATATGAAGATTTAGAAGAACAGGGCTTGCTTGTGAGATTGCCGTTTCCTATCGGAACAACTGTATGGGATATATGCGGAATGGACATTCGGGAAAATGTGGTAAGCGGACTTGAATATGACAAAGGCGGTAAATGGTTTTTATGGGCGAACGAGGATGAATGGCTTGGAGAGTTAAATGTTTTGGTATTCCTCACCCGTGAAGAAGCTGAGAAGAAGTTGGAGGAGATTCAAAATGACAAGACCTGAGATTACAGCAAAACTATCAGCAATGATCGAAAAGAAAATCAATCCTCACAATGATCCACGTATTTATTGGGCTAAGGAAGTGACATTCGATTATTCGACAGATCATGCGGTAAGGGTGGATTATATGCGGTTCGTGCCGGTGAATAATAGCGTGTCCGGGATAGAAAAAGGTGACTGCTATTGTTATGAGGTTAAATCATCAGCTGAAGATTTTCGTTCTGGTCATGGGTTGAATTTTATTGGTGATTATAACTACCTGGTTATGCCGACATATGTATGCGCTGCGGTATCCCTTGAAATTCCACATTATGTAGGAATATATGTACCAGAAGCAAATGATCTTACATGCATCAAAAAAGCAAAGCGAACAAATCGGACAAGGCCTGTGTCTGAAATACTTTTGATGATGTTCCGGTCTGCGAATAGAGATTATAGAAAAACAGTAAAACAGTTGGAGGAGATGAAGAATGGCTGAATATGTTAAAAAGTCAGATATAATAAAAATCATGGAAAATAATTCTCACATGATAGAGGTATTTGGAGTTAAGAAGAAAATGATTGACGGATTCGCAATGTGTTGTGATTTCGTAGATCTGGAAACTGTTGAGATTGATGAGGACGATAAGGAGGATTAACATGAAACCAGAAGAAGCATTAGAAGAATTAAGCTATGAGGACACAGCCTATGGCGGTAAATGTACTTATGAAGTCAGAATGACTGCGCTTGATGCGCTAGAAAAGCAGATTCCATGCAAACCTGAAGAATATGTTCCAGATTTTCCGTACAATATATTTTACACTCAAAAATGTGCGAAATGCGGAACACCTGTTATTGGTAAAAAAATAAGCAAGTACTGTTCTGAATGCGGGCAGAAAATTGACTGGGGAGAGGAGTGATTAAATGGATTTTAATACAGCAATGGCGAAATCAGTAGCATGGGCCAGTACATCATTTGCCGTAATAGCGTCACTCAGTTATACAAAAGAACCATTATGCTTAATGGCATTAGTTCTTCCGCTGTTTGTTGGATTACTTGCACATTAATGAGAAGAAGTTGATAATCATGTTGGACAATCCTACACTTGAAATTGACAGAGAAAAGAACGAAGTTACGATAAAATGTAATGGGGATACTATAAAGTTCAAAGATGATAATGTGGAAGTGACCAGGGCGAGACGATCAGAAAATTACAAAGCAATGAATAAAATCAGAGAGTCGGTATTTACCGGCTTTTTTTTAACGCAAAATTCCTCAAACATGTACCACAACTTTTCTACTGACCTGTGATAGAATATACTCAGAAGTGTTATTATGGGGTTTTATAGCTTAATTCAGAAAGGGTATGATTGGATGTTGATAGGATGGCAAATGACCAGAATTTAAATAATGGAGTGGCGACACAGTTTCGAAGCGGCGAGGAAGCGGCGAGAAACGGAAAAAAAGGCGGTATTGCATCTGGATATTCTAGGAGACAAAAAAAAGCCCTTTCTGATTATGTGAAAATTATAGCTGAAAGTCCTGCATCAAGTACTGCAAAAAAGAAACTTGCAAAAATGGGGATTGCTGACGAAGACGCAAATAACATGGCGGTCGTAGCAAATTCTCTGTATAAAAAAGCGGTAGATGGAAATATACAGGCTATCGAAAAATGGGAGCAGCTAACAGCAGCTTCAAAAGACGATGATGAAAAATATGAACTTCCTGCCAGAGTACTTGGCAAGGCATTCGTGGATATTAACCGACAGATTAAGCCCAACATTGAATATGTATTCGAGGGCGGCCGAGGCGGTCTGAAATCTTCATTCGTAGCTTTTAAAATTGTTGAGCTTATCAAGAATAACCCCCAGATGCACGCCTGCATTACAAGGCAGGTGGCTGGCACTCTAAAAGATTCTGTATATGCTAACATGAAATGGGCTATCAACGAACTCGGACTGATGGAAGAATTTGAATGCAAGGTGTCGCCACTTGAAATCAAGTATATTAAGACGGGACAGACAATATACTTCCGTGGTCTGGACGATGAAACCAAACTAAAATCCATTAAGCCGGAGTTTGGCTACATTGGGATCCTCTGGAAAGAGGAAAAAGATCAAATGAAGGGAGATGCCCAGGAACGTTCTGTTAATCAGTCAGTGCTTCGTGGTGGCGATGAATCCTATGATTTTTCATCATATAACCCGCCAAAATCAAAATCAAACTGGGTAAACAGGATTAAGCTCACGCCTAACCCGAAAAGAGTTATTCATCATTCAAGTTATCTGGAAGCCCCGGCGGAGTGGCTCGGACAGAAGTTTATTGACGATGCAGCGCATCTGAAAGAAATCAATCCAGAAGCCTATGAGCATGAATATCTGGGTGTCCCAAATGGTGACGGCGGAAACGTATTTGAATATCTAGAGATTAGAGATATTACAGACGAAGAAATCAGCCACATGGATCGCATTTTCGCTGGTGTAGATTATGGATGGTACCCGGATGCCTTCTGCTATCTCCGAACTTATTATGATTCCGCCAGAGAGAAGATATATCTGATTGACGAATTGTATGTAAATAAATGGAGCAACTCCAAGACCGCTGATTGGATCAAGAAAAAAGGCTATGACGATTATACGATGATATGTGATTCTGCTGAGCCTAAATCCGTGAACGACTTCCGGGATGCCGGACTTCCTGCCAGAGGAGCAACCAAAGGGCCGGGAAGTATCGAATATGGTTTTAAATTCTTACAAACAAAGACCATAGTCATTGACCCGAAGCGAACACCGAACGCATATAAAGAAATCACAGAATATGAGTACGATCGGGACAAAGAGGGAAATGTAATAAGCGGTTATCCTGATGGAAACGATCATGCAATCTCGGCGCTTAGATATGCTTATGAGCCGTTATTTAACAGAAGGGGGTACAGTGCATAAAATGTTAGATAGGTACTTTTCAGATAAAATAAATAAATTCTTAAGCATCGGTTTAAAAATATATGGATCATCTGACATTAACGAAATCTTAAAAGTTGTAGAATATGAAGACATTATTGTGCGAGATACTTCTGTAAGATGGATGGATTTTAAAAGGTAGATTAAATGGGACTTATAACAACACTAAAAAGGTGGTTTAACATGATTTTTAAAAAACAAGCCGAAGAGGACTTTAACATCCAGGCGGCAGAGTTTCCAGAAATGGAATCACTGATTAATCGGTGTGCGAACATCTACAGGGGCGTGCCGGAATGGTTGGACGATAAGAATAACATCAAGACGATTAATTTTGCTAAATCTGTCTGCTCAGAAACAGCACGGCTCGCAACATTGGCGATTGGCATCCAGATTGATGGTTCCGCAAGGGCTACATGGCTACAGGAGCAGATCGACAAGGTATATTTCCAGATTCGCCACTGGGTAGAATATGGCTGTGCTTATGGAACGATATTCATCAAGCCAAATGGAGAAGGACTTGACGTATTTACTCCAGCAGATGTAATGATTGTGGATTACGACAATCAGGAGATTAAGGGAATCATATTCAAGGATTCTTATACTGTCGGAAGAAAATACTATACACGGCTTGAATATCATCGTTTTGTTGAGACTACAATAGATGGCGTGACAACTTATCCGTACTACGTTTCCAACAGAGCCTATGTGTCGAAATCCCCTCAGTCAATCGGTGACAAGATTGACCTTAAACAGACCAAATGGGCTGACCTCATGGCAGACACGCCACCGATTCTCAAAGCGAACGGGGAGAAGCTGGACGGAGCTTTGTATGGAGTACTGCGGACACCACAGGCGAATAACGTGGATATCAGTACACCACTGGGACTTCCAATTTTTGCCGAAGCCATTGAAGAGTTAAAAGACCTCGACATTGCATACAGCAGAAATGCCGGAGAAATTTTTGATTCTCAGAAGATTGTTCTGGCAGATGATAGACTTCTGATGCCAAGTGGCACACCTGTATCAGCCATGTCACCACAGGGTATGGAGAACAGGCGGAAAGAAATGAACTTACCGCACTTTGTCAAGAATGTATTCGGACAGGACGAGAAAGAGTTCTATCAGGAAATCAATCCACAGCTCAACACAGATACCCGTATAAACGGCATAAACGCCCTTTTAAGCCAGTTAGGATATAAGATTGGATTCTCCAATGGATATTTTGTTTTTAACGAATCTAGCGGCATTCAGACGGCTACAGGCGTAGAAGCAGAACAGCAGAGGACGGTACAGTTCATCAAAGACGTTCGAGACAAACTGGAATCCTGTCTGGATGAAGTAATCTACGCACTGAACGTTTACGCTGACCTGTACGGACTTGCGCCAGTCGGAGCATACGAGGTCAATTATGATTTTGGAGACATTCTCTATGTGCGTGAAAATGACCGTGCAAGATGGTGGCAGTATGTGACCACTGGCAAGGTTCCGGCATGGTTGTATTTTGTAAAATTCGAGGGAATGACTGAGGAAGAAGCTAAAGCAATGGTTGAAGAAGCTCAGCCAGACGAACCAACTTTATTCGGAGAGGAGTAAAAAGATGGCAGATACATTCAAGGGAATAATCACAGCAGATGGGAAGAAGAGACAGTTACCTTATGGAAGTGTTCTCGAAACGCCTGTATCTGATAAAACATTATCTGCGGACGGCGCTTTTGCAGATGCTAAAGTAACAGGGGACAAATTCAAAGAAGTAAAGGCGGAAACTAATTCACTAAAGGAAGATTTATCCAACAAAATTACAAAGTTCTACGCATCGAATCAGGGTGAAACTCATATCACTGATTCTGACAATGGAAAGATTCAAGATATGATGCTGTATGGCAAATCATCACAGGATGGAGTGCCAACGCCAGAGAATCCAGTTGAGATTAAAAGCGTGGTGAATCCAACAGTTAAGATTGTTGGGAAGAATTTGCTGAATCCTACGTTGCAGACTACTACACGGAATGGTGTTACTTGTACTGCAAATGGAGATGGAACGTATACGTTGAATGGAACTGCTACAACGATAACAACATTTGATATTGCACAGGACGTGTCTTGTAGTTCATTTAGACTTGTAGGGTGTCCAGTTGGGGGAGTTCATGATGCGTCTTACGAATTACAAGCAAGAACTAATAATTTGATTTATGGATATGATACAGGTGATGGTAAAAATATAAAAGCTGATGAAAATTTTTTCATAAGAATTAGAATAAATGCTGGAACTACCTGTAACAACCTCATCTTCAAGCCAATGATCGTAGATGCCGAGAAATACCCAGATGCCACCTACGATGATTTCGAACCCTACCACAAACAGACCGTCACCCTTCCATACAATCAATACACATTGAATGCAATCCCTGTATCAGCAGGTGGTAACGTCACAATTGATGGGCAGCAGTATATTGCGGATTATGTGGATGTGGAACGTGGGAAGTTGATAAGGATGGTTGATTCTTTTAAGTTAGATAATACACAATCTATTGTAAACAAAACCGAATGGTTGTTAGCAGAATCACAAGAAATTGACCTTACCACAGAAGAAATTACCGCATTTAAAGCACTTACAACATATTATCCAACTACAAACATCAGCGTTAATAGCGAACAGCTTGACGGATATACAGCATTTAACTATCCAATAAGCATGGCAAATGGGTGGAATTATGTCAAAAAGCAACTTAACGATAACCGAGATTATATCTATGACATGGATATACAGAGCGCAGAAGCCTATGTCAACAGTGAATATGCAGTAGCATTAACAGAATTGGAGGTATGATTATGTTATATAGAACATTACTAAAACTTAAAGAAAGAAATGGACTTACAGACGATTTGAAGAATAAAATTGATATTTTCTTTGCAACTGGCAGGATTACTGAAGAACAGTATAATGAGCTGATGGATGTTAATAAGGAAGGAACTGAAAGCGGAAAATAATTAACTGATGAGGGCTTTAATTAACCATCAAAAGGGCCAAAACATGTACCACGACTTTTATCGAAAGAGGTGATATGCTATACTTAGTCCAGAATATTTACGCCGGATAACAGAGGGCAGTGAACAGATTGCAGAAG